GGCGTGATCAGACTATCCAGCGACGCATCAAGAAACATCACTGGAATGGTTGCACCATCACCAACAGGAAACGTTGAAAAGACTCTCCACAATGTAGGCTCTTTTGACATTGTGCTTGTCAACGAATCTGCATCATCATCGGCTGCCAACAGATTCAGCTCAGGTGCAGACATTACAATTTCACCTAACCAATCAGTAAGAATAATTTATGACGGAACAGCATCCAGATGGAGATCACTTTCAAGCACTGCTGCTGCAAGTAGCGGATTAGCAAATGTAGTAGAAGACACAACCCCACAGTTAGGCGGAAACCTTGACTTTAACTCATTCAAGGCAACAGGAGTACCAAACCCGACAGCAAACGACGAAATTGTAAACAAGGCTTACTTTGATGCAAACACCGAGACAGTTGGTGGAACAAAGACAGCATATTATGGAATTTTTAGAAACTCTGCAAACACTGCCAACGAATGGTCACTTGTTACAGATAACCATCTTGCTGGCAGCATTTCAAACGGCAAACTAGCAACTAATCCGCTTGCAAGGGCAAACCATACTGGAACACAGACAGCATCAACCATTTCGGATTTTGATACTGCTGTATCTGCAAACTCTGACGTAACTGCAAACACTGCCAAAGTAACAAACGCAACACATACGGGTGAAGTCACTGGTTCAACTTCACTAACTATGGCAACAAGTGCAATTACAAACAGGACACAGGACGAACTACCAGAGGTGGATTCTGATTATCTTCTAACTTATGACACGAGCGGTACAGCATTAAAAAAAGTATTACCTAGAGATATCGCAGGGGATTTCGCATTTCTAAGACAGGGATATAAGAGGGGTGTTATTGTTTGTGGTACAAACGACACAAAGGTTTCAAACGGGTGTCTTTCCTTTGGTTCATCATCAGGTACAGCAAGCGGTTATATTTCTGCAACAGGAAAGGCTCTAAACTTTTTAACAGCATCATCAACTGATGCCGATGGTGGAGAAAGGGGTATTGCAACAAACGGACACACAAGGGGTGATCATTCTCCATTAATTTCCGCAAAATTTGAAGTGGATTCTATGACCAACAATAGATTCTTTTTTGGTCTTGCAAATACTACAGCATTATTGACAGGTGACACTCCGCTTTCTGCATTGAGTGGAATTGCTTTTGTTAAAAAAGCGGGTACAAATGATCTTTATCTGGTTACAAACAACGGTACCACAGCTGAAGAAGACGATACTACAGTTGATCTTGCTGATGCTACTCCTGTAACACTTGCGATAAGGACAACTGACGGCGGTACTACATGGCAGTATTCAATATCCAGTTTATCAGGTGGTGCATGGCAGACGGTATCAAGTGCTGTTTTGCCTGGTGCTACTACAGGTCTTAACTTTTTCATCCAAATAGAAACATCAAACACCACAGCCAAAAATCTCAGACTGTACGGTATGGGGGCGTTATTCAAATGACAGAAAAATTCTTCAAGAAAAAACCAGAGTTTGACAAGTCACCGATAGCAGGAATCCAGTATGAAGATAACAAAACAAAAAACGGTGAGATAGTTGCGAATCTGTTAAAATCGAATCTTGGGAGAACATCTCACAGACAAACCAGAATTTGATAAGGGCTGAATTTGTCAAGAACCTAAACTTTGATGAAGTGCCAAACTCCGACGACAAATGACCCACACTTTATCATATCTGAACACTGTTGCAATTCCTCCCTCTATAGACACCATTACGTCAGGGTCAGAGCCTACAATATCACCTGACTATGATTGTGCAGTAGGTGGAGAGACATTCATTCAAATCGCTGTAATAGGGACAGGAAACTACCCTATTACATGTTCAGGCGGTGCAATCACAGGTGATTCAGATTTTTTCATACGAACCCCACAATTCACGACACTCACGACAGGAGCAGGAAATAAATCACAATTAACAATCACAATCGTTTTCAGACCAACATCATCGGGACTAAAAACCGCAACATACACAGTCACAGTTGAAGGTACTAATTACTCCATACCACTAGAAGCAACAGCAGTGAGTCCAGCACTGGCAATAAAGATAATCGGCGGTCTAACTCCAGGATATGGGGCAGCAACAAACAGAGAAGCACCATGCGTTATCATGGCAAGGGTGGACATGTTGAATTCCGCATTACCTGCGCCATTCTACGAATGCTATTTCAAATGGGTTATCACTCCTCCAAACTCAGAGCAATTCAATGTAACAGATACGAGAACCTTTGACACAAATACAAAAAATCTGTTTAATCATTATCCAGGTGTATCTATAGCTGTACCAGTACTTGAGGGACAGCATGGAACATGGGGAATACGATGTTATGGATATGTGCCAGGAGATGACGGAAACAATCCATCGTTAGACTCTGGAAATACGAATGTTACAGTCAACGCATTAGGCACAACCAGAGCAACCAGACACGTCACTGCTACAGGAAGAGGAACACCTGACGGTCTTAGTTTTGCAAACGCTTGGAGTTATGCAGACCTCAGGGCAAATTGGGCTAACGATCTTCATGTTATACTTTATGATGATGATGGTGATTTCTCACATACTGTAAAATGGAGTATGGGAAGCGTAGAAAATACTTCAATGGTTGCTGCAAGCGGAGACAGCCCGACATTCTCGTCATCGTTAACAGGTTCAAATGCACCTATTCTTGAGCTTGTAAATCCAAAAGGATTATGGCTTCAAGGTCTTAGTGAATATCCTACAGGAACCACACAACAGATGGCTTTAGATGTTCAATATCCTGTAGAATGTGCACTGTATGATCATCATTTCTTAGGCGACGGATTGAGCGCAGGCGCACATGTAGGAAACTCGTTTAACTATCTGATGGCTTTTGGGCAAGACACTTCATACCCTACACCCATGACACAATGGCCAGAAGGATTTGCATTGATAAAATGCACTGGTGCAGAAACAGAGGGATATTCAATAGTTGGAATGGCTGACACTCTGGTCGAGGTCGGTTCATACTTCAAATCGAGTGTAAACGAATCATGCTGCAGATGGCTGGCAGAAGGGGTTTATCCAGTAGGATTGGAAAGCAGACCTTATCAAGATAAGGGAATTTGGTATTACAACGCGGTATAAGCGCAAAGCAGACATGGAGACTTTTAGGGGGCAATTTTATAACCTTACATCTTTGCAGGTCAAATGGTGAGGTGATGCCATGTTTTGGGGATACCGCAACAAACCCAGCAGAAAACAACGTTTGTAATTTTGCAATGTGGCATAGTGATGTGTTGCTCAACAATACAGCGGCTATTGGTGGGTTTACCATTGAACCAGGTCTGTCAGGTCATAGAATGGCAGGATGTTATTTGAAACGAAGTGTAGTAGTATCGCAAGAGCTTGTAGTGATATCTGATTTCGGATCAATGATTCACAATATCTTTGACTTTGCAGCAGGATCAGCAAAATCAATAATAACAAATGACCAAGGATATCATGGACCAGATGCAACAGATGACAGACTATCTTTCTATTTCGGGAAAAATATCATAATTGCTGCAAATACATTAAATGGTAATATCTTTGATGATACTTTTGATACCAGCTCTATTCCGATGATACACGGTGCAAATTCTGTATATGATAACATCTTCCCACTGACAAACTCAGATGATTATGATGTGAATCAAACAACATACACCACAGTAGCAAACCTAAACGCCTCCGCATTTGCAACAGGAAACGCGGAGGTAGATATTACACTAGACGCCAATGGACGACCAAATGAGGACGTCTCAGCTTATGGAAGGGACTCAGGTTATTTCTTTGATTATTTCCTTAAACCTTTAACAAGTGGAGACACTTGGGCAGGAATGGCTCAAAGCGCACAGATATTAACTAGAATGAGAATTAGGACTTGATATGGAGTTGAAGAAATAGACATGGGAGTATTTGGAGATAACTATGGTGCTAATTATGATATTGTTACTTCTTCTGGTGACATAGGATCACTTAAAGTAAAAATCATACGATCAACATTGAGGATAAAAATTTAAAATGTGTGGTATCAATGAGGGCATATGGCTGAATTAGTAGTGGGTGATATCCTTTGGAAAAAAGGAGAGACTGGTGTTCAGACAGTAAACATCTATGATTCTGACAATATCACAAGAAAGAACATAACAGGAATTACATACACTTTCAAATTCTGGAAAGTGGGTGAAGTCTCAAACAAAGGCACCGCAGTATTGACACCAGTTACACCGCTTAGTGGGATTGCAACATTTACCGTTTCAAGCGGATTTACTGATACAGTTGAAGACTATCTAGGTGAGCTAGTAGGAGATGATGGTGAAAAATCCAATACATTTGATGTAAAAGTTGCAGAATCAGCACCTGCATAATAGTTCTTTTTGAGTAATTACATGAATTTATCCTATGTTAGTAGGTTCTAAAATTACAGCCGATTTTGGCAATGGTGACTCATTATTTACAAAAGACAATAAACGATATGGAAGATTTTTTCTGATATCTACTGCCGAGAATCTCAAAAAATGGCAGGTAACCCCAGAATCAATCGAAAGAAGACTGCGTACTTTTATCGGCAGACCATACATCTCAGAGCCTGGATTGGCTCATTTTGATACAGACACTTTACCCTTAGATCAAGTTATAAAAAAACAGGAAGATTTCAGAGCTGGCACAATCATTGATGTGGTACAAAAGGAAGGAATCGCATATGCAATAGTTGAATTTGCAAATACTACTTTAGGCAAGACAACTTGGGAAGAGTTACAAAAAGGAAAAGCGATTTACACATCACCAGCAGTGGCAGGATTTTCAAATGATTCCAATGGTGTAAGAACTTTTCACGATTGGTTTGGGTTGCATTTAGCCAGAGTTGGTCAACCAGCTTATGGAGTATTTCATGCATCATTAAAACAAACATGCGAGGGACCAGAAGGCACATGTGTAAAAGCATTGATTGCGTCAGCATCAAAAATCATAAATAGTTCTGATATATCTACAGCCGAAACTACTTCCATGAGCATGCAAGAAGGCAAGATGTCTACACCTCATGATGATGTCTGTCCAGAAGGACCGACTGGTGATGAGTGTAGAGCAAGAAAAGCCATACAACATGACGTTGCTAATATTCAATCTGAAATTGCATCTCTCAAAACTCTCATAAAGTCTGCTGCCGAGGTTTGTCCAGAAGGCGAAAAGAAAGACGCACAAGGCAATTGTGTCAAATCTGATACAGCGGCAGCCATTGGAGGTTGCAAAGAGGGTCAGATGAAAGATGACAATGGCAACTGTGTTGACAAACAAAGTGCATCAGTTTTAGACCAACTGAAAAACTTACAAACAATAGTAGACTCTTATGAAGCCAAAGAGACTGCATCATTAATTGGTGAATATGTCCAATTGAAAGAAACATTGGGAATTCAAGTGCCACAAGAGAAGAGAACTGCAATGGCATCAATGCCAAAAGAATCTATTAGATCCCTCATTGCTGAGGTATCAGAAGATGTTTCACAAGCAGTTGCATCCAATCCAACTGGTTACTACAAGAATACTCCAGAACGTATCATCCACATGCCACGTTCTGCAAGTGCCTCAATGGAGTCAAAACCGACTATCACCAAATTATCCCAAATCAGGAGCAAGGTGTTCTAGATGGCATTAGGAGATATCAAATCCCCAGACTTTAAGATAAAGTATGGACCTAAGGCATCTGGTTATACAACACCAGCAGCAGGTGACATCGTTTATTTTGATGCAAACGGTGAAATCGCAGCGGGTAGCACAACCTCACTAGGAAAACATGGAATATTGTCCGCATTGACAAAAGTCGATGGGGCTACAACTCTCTATGGTGTCATAGTAGAAGGCAGAGCAGTATGTAAAGCAGGTGGAGCTATCAAACCAAACCACTTTGTAATGTCTGATGCAAACTTAGACGCAGTAGCAGTACCTACAACAATTACTGCAACATATGTCCAAGCAGAAAGCCAAAGATTTTACAGATTTGTAGGTAGATACCTCAATCTTGAAGGTGGAGATCCATCAAATCCTGTGGATGCTGCAAATACAAACTCAATTGTAGTTGAAGTTGGAGGAGCCCTTTAGGTGAAAAATATGCATAGAACAAACACAACACCAAAATCTTGGAATGTAAATCCAGCCAAAACACAAACTGTTTTTGCAAACCAAAAATCTCGAAATGCATACAAAGCAGGCGGTGAAGGCGCAGCCTCACTAGTTTTCATGCCAGGAGTTGCACACGAAGACCATAGAGAATTTGTGAACGTTGCTTTCGCAGCAGCCGATTCATTTGGAGTCAAACCAGATTATGAGGTTCCTGTAGCAAGAATCGTTCCACAGTATTCAAACGGTTTACCAACAGGAATAGAGACTGAATTTATTGACCACTATGGTCAGCAAATGCAGGAATATTCCGACATGATAGACGAATTGGGCTATAGTGAAACAATGAAGCGTATCAAAACTGGTACAGCAAACATTGTCAACTCTGCAACAATAGACTCTACAAAATCGTTGAACATTTTGGACAGAGTTCTTGGATTACAGTCCAGATCATACATGCTGGAATTCACTGTCACCAAGATTCCAAGCCCAAATCTAACGTTCACTGTAGATACCTATGCAGAAGGCGCAGTCCAGGCAAAAGTACCTGAGTTAGAAATACCAGATCTCCAATCTCACAGTGAGTCAAGAGGCACACAAACATTGTACAAAAACGTAGGACACATTGCAGAATCAGAAGAGGCTGCCATGAAAGCATCCCACAATACAATGCAATTGCGTGAAGACTGGACAATCAGAGATTTGGGAAGATTGACAAACTCACAAATTGCAACCGTTTTAGAATCTGCAGCAGATATTGCAGGTGCTGACTGGGGTGCAAAAACAAGCGGATACAGCACAAACAATCCATCCGATGATATACAAGCAGCAACAACTGTAATCGAAGGAAACGGATTCGATGTTGACTATATCTGTGGCCACACTAAAGTGGCACAAGAGTTTGCAACCAATACATGGGTCAAAGGTCAAGGAACCCAAAGAGCAGCAATAGAAGGAGCACCTTCGGCTATTCTAAAGGGTCAGAAAGTCTTTGATGTGCCATCATTTGCAACCGTGATTGCTGATCAAGCAAAAACAAACACAATTGCAACTGTAGGTTCTCGTGATGCAGTATGGTTAGGCGTAGGTCCAACTGTTATTGCAAACTATGAGAATGTCGTTGGTGGGTACAGAGGAAAAGTCATTAAACAATGGATTTTCCCATTCCTAGCACAGTCAGGCGGAATAAGAGATTTAACTGGAGTAACTGCATAAGCAGTCTCTTTTCTTTTCTTTTTATTTAATCTGGTTCTAACTTGTCGGTAAGATCTTCTTCGTGTTAAGTGTCGGTTGACAATGATACAAAATAGTTCTCAAATGCAATAACCGCTATTCTGGTATTATGAAGAAAGCTAAATGGGTTCTAAGAATTACTCCTAAAATAAAAATAGAATATGATGTTGATTCACATACTGCAATCCTTTAGTTTTCATTGAAATATCCATAGTTAGGATAATTGAGAATTATCAACCAAAGAGTTAACAGAGCCTTTAATCTCAACCTTTTTATCCAAATACTATATTTCACTATCTAATGGTTAAAACTAAAGTGGCTATAGAAGAGCTACGAGAAGACGTTGAAATTCCAGAATCACACAAGCCAAAACCAAGAAGAGGCAAAAACATATCATCAAAACCCTCTGGATTCAGAGTAATCAACGATTCGCCTGTAAAAACATCCAGACCAGTCAGTGTTTACAAGGAAAGAATCGTTGATGTTGATGGAATGCCTCATGATGTAATATGGTATCATACAGAAGACTCCCAAACAATAGGAAAGGAAGAAATCACACGATACAACGAAAAAACAGAAACAGAATATACCGAGGGCTTTGACTATACCATAGAATATTCCAAGGAAGAGGCTGAAAAAATCAGAAAACTTGCTTTTGGAAGGACAAAATTCTATAAAAAAGATGGTGGAAGCGTCACATTCATAGAAGATCCCCAAAAAGACTTCTAAATAATCTTTTTTTACTCCTAATGATGAGAAAAATGGAATGGCAGATACGGATTATTATGTTTACTCTGTTGTAAAATCAGATTTGGCTTTATCCAATGATGAATATAAAACAAAACTAGACGAATTTGGTGCAGACGCCACTACAAATACCAATACTTTCTTCTCAGCGCATACAACTACGCCTTTTACGGGTGCTGCAATAACAGATGATGTAAAAAGAAGGACAAGACTGCTTGTTGAGCAGTGGTTTGAGAATTACCGACACAGGTACAAGTCAAGGGACATGTATGAAAAGCAAAGGCTGGAATTAGAATTAATAATGATTCAGGGATTCGCATCAGCACAGACATCTCAGAACCAAGGAACAGCATATGCCTCAAAATACAGAAGCGAGCCATTAAAAACGAGGTTTGGAGATTGACAGAATTAGCAGTCAGGGATATCACCGTTAGAATCTCAGGAATTCCTACAACACTTACAGAACTGTCAGCAATTAGAGGTTCCAATCAAAACCTAAAGGCAGAACAGCAGACTGAAATACTGCCATATAGCACCAGTATAATACAAAGACGTGATGTGTAATGGCAATACTTGTTAATGACTGGACTGGACAGCAACAGATTGATCCATCCATTGCCTTGATGAATTACATACGAGACAACTATACAATAACACATCCGTCAAAAGAATCGATAAAATTCGATACAAAATTCGGGGATTATTCCAAGGAAAACTTTATTGTCATAGAAAACATGCCGACTCTTGCAACAGCACAGGTTTTAGGCAAATATAGAATACGATATACAGATACTAAAAGAATTCAGATATTATGCAATACAAAATCAGCAAGAAATGATATTTTTTTAATCATGGAACATCTTGATGATCTAATTAATGCTAATCCTATTGCAATGCAGTCACCATATGGGTTTGATGAAATTTCAATGGACGAATTCCAAGAAATTCGTCTTACCTCAGATAGAAACATCACAGATATGGAAGTAAACGAGTCAGAGGACTTTGTGCAAAGACGCTGGGCAATAGTAACAATGCTTTATACCAAACGACGAGTCTGATTAGTTCTAAAGTATTCTTTTCATTACTAATCATTCATAACGAGGAGTTATGTATGTCTAAAGAAAAAACTGAGAAAATACCAAAGGGCTTTGTAAAAGAAACTACAGCCTATGAAAAAAGACATCAAAAACATTTTGATTTGTATCATAATCCTGTTACTGGTGAATGGCTGAAAGTGGAGGCTAATTCATAATGCCAGCAACATCTTCACAAAACTTTGTGAAACCTTTACAGTTCATAGAAGAGGCAACGGAAGGTGTCACACCAACATCATCACCAGCATTTACAGCAATTGGTGCAATCCAGTCATTTGATTACAAAAAAGACGATTCTGTAACTCCTATAGGGCAAATCGGACCAGAAGATCCTATTGATAACGTCAAAGGGCAGACAGTAAGAGAGTCAACTATTAATTTTGGGTTAACAGCATCAACTTTTCTAAAAAGAGCAGTAAACGCTGCAAATTTTGCAACTCCTACAGGCACAATTTCTGCCTCTATGTCATTACTTTATTCAATTTATCTTAATGGTGCTAATGAACGATATATTTTCCTAAAAGGAACAAGACCAAAATCAGTCGGAATTAACATGGAAATCGGCAAGCCAATAGAATGTAATATGGCATTGGTACACACTTCAATAGGAAAACCAATATCAGCACATGGTTTGACCACACCAACATTTGCAAGTTTTGCAACAGGTGAGGTATGGAACTGGCTCTCTGGTGGTGCTAACCCAATATCTTGGAATTCAACACCATTAAACTGTACAAAATTCTCATGTAATATTGAAAGAAACACATCTATGGATTATACTCTAGGCAATACGGATGGGTTTGGGTCATTACCACACGCAAGAGCTGTTTCAGGTGAATTTACCCAATTATGGACATCAGATACAGAAGAAACTGACTTTGACGCTGGAACAGAAAGAACTTTGGCAGCAGTATTGAAGACAAGTGTGAGTACCTTAACAATAACCAATGCAGAGATTACCTCATTAGGAAGATCACATGCATTTGACGAATCAGGTGCGACAGTCGAAACCTTTTCATACATGGGCGAAGCAGTAACTGTGACTTGAGTAATATTGGTGAAACATTCACTGTTAATGGCAAAACATACACGATCAAAAATTCCTTAAAGTTCGGGCATAATAGAAAAATCACTGAGATAGGTCAAAGATTACAGGATATTCAGGAAGAATTCTTCCCAAACATTGACAAAATAGATGCAGAAGCTATTGGGGCACTAGATGAAAAACGATACAAGGAATATCAAAAGAAACAAACCCCAATAATTAATCAAAACTTTCAACTGATGGCTAACATATTGGAAACTGTCTTAGGTCTTACACAAGATGAAATAGATGATCTCGACGATTCAGAAGCAAACGATATCATCAATAAATTGATTATAATGTCAGCACCTAAAAAAAAATTAGAGAAGCAATAAACCTGTTTTTTCTTTCAGACACACAAGAACTGCCTCAAATCAAAAACAACCCATTGGTTTATGAGATTTTATCAAAATATCTTTTCTTTTCAAAATTTGGTCTGACATATTCTCTTGAAACATTGGATGAAGTGGATTATTTGGAGTACCGTTATATCGAAGTGTGCATGAGTGCAGAGGCACAGGCAATGGATTACAAACGACAGGTCTCAAATAACAGAAATGCCAAATCCAGTCATGGTTAAGGTAATCATAGAATCAAGAGGGATAGAACAAGCTTTAAAATTTAACCGTGAATTGTCAAAATCATTGCCTGAAATCCATATGGATTTCCTAAGAGAGATGGCAGTTGAAATTATAGTGGATGCTGCAACCACACTGCAAAAACAAGGGCATGTAGTTACGGAAGAACTTTTGAGGTCAATCCAAATATTAGATGAAACGGATGACTCCGTAACAGTTGGCACTGATGCAGATCATGCAGTATTTATCGAGTTTGGAAGGGGGCCAGTCTTTGCGCCAGTAGGGAAAGTCCTGCACTGGATAGATCCTGATACTGGCGAGGATGTTTTTGCAAAGTCTGCCAAGGCAACAGAACCGTCACCATTCATGCAGCCAGCAATAACGAAGAAAACAAAGAGATTTCAAGGGGTTTACGTAGAAAAAGCGACCAAGAAATTAGAATCATTTAAAACTTAATACGGTTATGATAATATCATGAGACTGAAACACATAATATCCCATCCAGTTTATAATTTTACAATAGTATTTCTAGGAATATTGTTTGTTGCCATCAATAACCCAAATACACAATTTTTGGCGTTTGCAAGTGGGCTTTTAATGATATTTGTAGGAGTCTGGCAATTATTCAAATTTTACACAAAAAGTGATATTGACAAGCTAAATGAAAGATACGACAGAAACGAATTAACGGATGAAGAATATTATTCTCTTCGAAAACAAATTAGTTCTAAACTATCAAACTAACCCTTTATTTTTAACCGAGGAGGTTTGATATGGCAGAAGTACCCCTAAGCTGGAAATTATCAATACAAGGTGCCGAAGATGTACAAAGGCAACTAAATAATATTAATCTGGCATTTTCCAGAGGACAAATTACTGCTTCACAAGCAGCACACAGTCAAAGAATTTTAGAACGTGATACAAAGAATTTCACTCGTAGTCTCAGTCTACAAAAAAATCTGTTTCTTGCAATGCATCCAGCAATCAATACAGCAAGCAAGGCACTAGAAATGTTTGGAAGAATCTCGAGGACAGCATTAATTGCAATTACAGCTTTAAACGTTGCGTCACTTGTAAATCAGGGAATTTCAGGCAGCATGGCAAGAAACTTGAACGATATTGCAAAAAAAAGAAGAGAAATTGCAGACTTGGAAAGACAGGGAAAAAAAGGCACAGAAGAATGGGAAAATGCAATGGGTGATCTCAATGCAATGCTACATGAAAATGCCGAGATAATAGAAAGAGAGACAAAACAGGCGTGGAGTAATTTTGTCAATGTGATAGCTTCGGTTGGGTCTGTTGCATCAGGGATTGCAACGTCATTGATTGCAATAGGTGCGCAAGTCGGTGCAGTAGATGTAATTGGGGCAATAGGTGGATTTGTAGGACTGTTTGCCAATCCTGCATTAGCACAAGGACCAGCATTTTTCTTTGCGCCTTTATTGGACTTGATTCCTGGCATGAAAGATCTTAAGAAAGGATTTGAGGAATGGCTACATTCTTGGGCTGAACTAGACGGAACATTCTTAGATACTGCTATGTCTGAATTTTTCCAAGATATTCCTGGTGCAGTAAGTGATGCAGCAACTTTTCTAATCACTGGATTCACTGACGCGTGGAATGGAATTATTGACTTAACACAGGAGGCAATCAATGGCATGTTAAAGGGAATCGAGGGGTTTGTCAATTCTGCAATCGATTTGTTCAACAGTCTCATCAACCAACTAAATAAAATCCCATACGTCAATATCCCACTTATTCAAAAACTTGCAATACAGCCTGTTGATCTATCAGGTGCAAAAATCAAGGCAGGTGATTCAGGTGGGGGCGGTGGAGTTGGTGTAGGCTCAGGAATCACAGGAAATCTTGAAACACAGCAGAGGTTGATTTCATCTGCTGCAAACCCACAAGTTGCTGCAACAAACATGGCAAAGCTTGCTGCTGAAATAAAATCTCTAAGTAAAATTCTAGAGGTACAAGGACCAGCAACCCCAGCTTTAGCATCCGCCCAAGAGCTAGCAATGCAAAAGATAGCTGAAAACCAGAAACAAGGCTCACAAATCTTTCAGGCATCAGGTGGGCAAAGAAGAATTCAAGATATTGATACAATGCTTGCATCCTTGCAAACCCAGATAGATGACTATACAAGAAAGAATATCGACGGTGGGTTCAGGTCAGTTTTACAAAGCCTAATAGGCTCAAAAGACAGATTGACACAAGAACGAGGTAATCTGGCTACATTTGGTGGTTTTTCAAGCGGTGGAAACATTACTGTACAAATCACAAATGCAGGTTCATTGATTACACAGTCTGAAATTACGAAGCAGATAGATGACGCACTAAAATCAAGTATGAAGAGAGTTGGATTCAATTGAGTTCACTAGCAATCCTAAGAAGACCATTACTACCAACTCTGCTTTTAACAAAAAATGATGCGTCACAATATTCATTCAATCATTTCACATCAACGTATGATTTTAGATTAAGACAGCTAGTTGTAGAACCACCATTTTCCAATGTCGGTGGGAAGTTTACAATGAAACTGACATCACAAAATGCTTCCAATTCAGCTTCTAATACAATCCTCTCAAATATTGAGGAAGGAAACGAAATTGAAGTAAGTATTGGAAAGACTAACGGAACAAAAGAAAAGGTATTCCTTGGAACAATAGAAGACATCGAGATCACAGAACCATCAAAACATTTCATGGATGTAACATTATCTGGCCCAGATTGGGGGTCTGACATACTCAAAAATCGGGTTGTAAATGGGTCATGGGTTCAGGACAAAATCCCAGATGGTTCGGCATTGGACACGACTGACAATAAAGTCTTGATTGACCAAATCATAAAAGATCTGTTGCAAAAAACAGGCTCTTATCCTGTTAATGATGTTACAGTGGAAGACCAAGGCGTAATTGTCAACTCTGCCAACATCATACTACCAACAATAAGACTTTCATCATTTATCTGCAACTTTGAATATCTAGATGACAAGATATCCGAAATTGATGCCATTGCAGGCTCAACACATTACATCGATGCAAATAGAAACTTCAAAATGTATCAACTATTGGCTTCTTCATCTATTGCGCCAGCAGATTTTCTATTGACAGATGATTATAATGACCCAGTTGCCTTGGGATGGAATCAAGACAAAGTCGGATTAATCGGACCAAAAACGAAAATAAAAAGAACGATAGAAAATACAAAAAGAAGGCTTTTTGGTTTGGGTGGTGATCAAACAGAACTAAAACAAAAGCAAGAGACTGACTCAAGTTCAGACAGTCTTGAGGTCTTGTATAGAGGAATGAAATTCCAGCCATCACACAGAATTCTGGATACAGTTTGGGTATACGTCAGCAAGACTGGAAGCCCACAGATTTCTCTTGATATAGATATTATCGAAGATCTTAATGGAGAACCATTGGGGACAGTGCTAAGAAGTCTATCAGAAGAACCAGAAAGAATCACAGCATCACCACGATGGATTCCATTCAAAATCAATGTTGATGTAAACACAACAAAGCCATATTGGATTGTTTTATTGCGAAATGATGGTGGTGACGCTTCAAACCATTTCAACTGGCATCATGATGCAGGATCTTCAAGTACAAATGCCTCATCATCTGATGCTCAGGTTTGGACTGTAAACACTTCATCAAAAGGATATATGTTCAGGGCATATACTGCAAGTCCAGTATTGACAGCAATAGGTGATAATATATCACCATTTACAGGCAAGGCATATCGTGAAAGTGTAATCAGGCAACCAGACATCACCGAAGTTGAACTTATGACACATTTAATCATAGGTGAATCTAAAACACTATTCAAGAAAAAACAGATAATCTCAATGCCAATTTATGCACCAAACACACTTCTAACAACAGGTCAAAAGGTACGTGTAAGAAAGCAACTGTCTGGATTTACACTAGATTCAGGTACAGATGGAAACGGTGATTTTATCATAGGGAATATCAAATACATGTTTGATTCCACACCTGATCTTGCAACTGGCACGCTTTGGTATGACATTGAGGCAGCAAGATTTGTTCCTTGGAATTAGTTCTTTAGTTACATTCAAAGAAATTAATTCCAAGTGCGAGGAGCATGCAGGCAAAAACAAAACTAACACTTAATGGACATGTAGATCTTTATTCTTTCCCAAAGGATTTCACATATGAGGATTATCAAAGACTGACAATAAGACAAAGAGACCAGTATTTTGAAGACGCAGGTGATAACAAAATTGTCGATGTTGGTTTAAATTTCATACTGGATTTTCTAATTCAGGAAGGACCAGCAGCACCACCAACTGGACCAACGCATTGCAGTGTTGGGAGTGGAACAAATGCGCCAGCAGCAGGTGATACAGGTCTTCAAACCGAGATTTTAACTGGTGGTGTAAGGATTGCAATTACAACTTTTTTCAAATCATCATTAACAGCAAACCTTGACACGTTTTTCACAAGTGCAGATGGAAACGGTCCTTGGGAAGAGACAGGGCTTCATAATGCAGCAACTGGCTCAAGCACAATCTATTGCAGGAAAAGGTTTTCATCGACATTTACGAAAGACACATCAAAGACAGCATTGGTTGCCTGGAGCATAACGGTGGCAAGTCTGACATGAGTTCACCAAACACATATCGTGATACAAACTCGGCTGATTATCTTAACGAAATCAGGAAACACCAGCAGCAGAATAAAAATGCCAATACCAATCAAAATGACATAATTCCAAGGTTCATACTTCCGCAACCAGAGCAACTCAATATCACAGATAATGTGACACTCAACAACAACAAACATGAGTTTAGTGATACTTTGAATTTATCTGATATGGCAACTACATTAGGCTATCCAAAAGGAGATTTCCAAGCTACTGGTGAATACCAGTTATGGATGAATTTCAGAAACAATGTTCTTGATGCATCAGGTTTTGGCAGAAATGGTACTGTAACAGGAACAGAACAATATGATGAAGGACTTACTGGCAATGGATTTGACTTTGATGGCTCGACAGTTGTAGATTTAGGAAACGTGGCAGGACTCAAACCAGCACTGCCATTTGCGCTTTCTTTTGATATAATCCCTAAAAATATTGGGGTTGCAAATGAGGCAGTATTTACAAATGATCGAAACACTGGCAATTATTTTGGAATATGGTTTGAAATAAGCTCATCTGGTGTGTTAACATGTTCTTATGGTGATGGCGGTACTCCAGGCGCTGGTTCAAGAAGGACAAAAACAGGTACTACAACGTTAGTAAACGGAACAAAATATTATGTAACTTTTGTTGTTCGTGGGGCTACAGATATGAGCATTATTCTTAATGGAACTGATGATGCTGGTTCATATTCTGGAACTGGTGGGGCATTGGCATATTCTACAGGAAGTATTAGAGTCGGTGGGTTATCTTCTTCAACAAACACTTTTACAGGCGTAATAAATAATCTGGCTGTCTATTTTGGAACTATAGCTGTGTGGCAACCAGCATATGCAGATTTTTGTGAGGCGTCAGCATAATGGGTACAGACGGATTACAAGTTGATGTTGGTGATAAACTTTCTGCTGTAAGATTAAACAGAAAATCGCTTTTTGTGGGTACAGGCGCCCAAATTGCTGCATTGACAACATACCCTCATATGATGGCAGGAAGTACGACAACTGAATCAGGATTTATCATTAATAACAGATACAGAAGAAATGTGGCAAACACATTCTGGTTTGCTGAGACACTAAAAAGCCAGCCAAATCTTAGATTCACAGCGGATAGTATAACGCCTGTAGTAACACTGCACACTTTTGTAGATGGGTTTACCAATGAATGGAACATCACATCAATTGCGACAACAACAAAAAATCTGGATTTCCAAGACGTGGAAAATTCAGCAATAACAGCAATTTCTGATGACTGTACAAGCTATGATACAGATGGAAATTTTGATACTCAATGGATAAGCTCTGATACAGTTGTAAATAACTCATCAGCAAATAACAATATAGCAGCATCAATCTCAGCAGTAAGCCAAAGCAGCAGATCAACATACGACTTTGGGGCAAGCGTATTAAGCGATGTTTTATTTGAAGTAAGAGCCAAGGTAACAATAACCAGTTTCAATACTGGTGCAGGAGCTCATGATGTAGGGGTTTACGTCAGCAATACAAATGCAGGACCAAGAACAACAACGCATGATGGCTATGGGATGTCTATTAGAAGCAGTAACTCAGCCAATACAGTCCAGATGATGTATGCTGACAACAACGATTTGTTTGATTCACCAACAAATGATACTGCTGTAGGATTCACACCAACTGCAACAACTTACTGGTTGAAAATGAGATTATCCAATTCATCATTTACCGTACAAGTGTTCGCTGATAATAGTTATAAATCTGCATTAGCTACAAAATCCGTGGCAGTAAGCGGTACAATTACAGGACTAAGATATTTAATGATAGGTGCTGCATCAAACGCAGGTGGAAGCACTGGTACTCTGGCAGCAACATTTACGGATATACAGTATTTTAACGGAGTATAAATGACACTAAAGACTTCGCCAGAAGAACTAAGAAACCTCGTGGGATTTATGCAGATCTATATCAATAAAATTCAAACTTTGGTTTTAACAATCGAAGATGTGAAAGCAACAGCAAAACAAAAAACTGATGCAGAAACTGAAATCATTTCATCACTGCAAGATATTGAAAAAATGAAAAATACAATATTCAATGGGGAATTAATTGTGAATAATCCATTATCGAAATATACTGATATAGAACTAAGAAATTTAAGAATTAAGAAATGAATCTATGTAGAAAGGATACAGCAGTTTATTTGGGCATGCTAGTGGCTGCAATTACTCTTGTTTCAGCTATTGTAGGACCACAAATGTCACAGGGTACTACAAATGATTTGAGACATGATGCAGAAATTGCTGAGTTACGCATAGATAGCAAAAAACTGGAAAAACAGGTTGCAGAAAACAATATCCCCGAGTTCAAGAAAATGGTAATTGATGGATTTTTAGATCTCAAAACCACATTAAAGGAAATGCGGACAGACGATTCTATTTTTAGAAAAGAAGTAAAGGATGAGCTAGCCAGCCAAAGAATTCTAATATGCCAAATCAGCAACGGTAAATGCTGATTCAAAATCCTCATATAGTAGCAAAAAACCAATTCAACAATGGCAGAAATTCAAACAATCATCCTTCCAGTTACAGCCCTGATTCTATCAGGCTGTACATGGAGTCTATTTGGTGCATTTTCCAATTGGAGAAAACTTCATGGAACACCAGAATGGAAAGGGTTTGATTTCAAAAGACTGCGAAATGATGCAATACTAGGGCTTGTCCTTGGTGGTGGGTCAGTAGTCTATGCAATAATAAACAACACATTACTGCCAATTGCAACAGCACAGGAATTCTTCCTAGCAATAGGGGCTGGATTTGGTATTGTTGCAGCAGTAGACAAGTTTATTGTTGGTGGAATATTAGGGAAATAATCAAAGTTTTTTAATATGATTATTCCATATCTTTTTTATGTCAAGACATCCAAATAAAATATACTCTGGAATATGGCGACTTGCACCAAGTGACAAGCTTCCAAAATCAAATATTCTTGCAATCAAGCAGTTTTTCGAATCTGATCTTGTTGCAGCACAGCAGTACGCAGAGTACGTGAAAAGATTCAAAGGTCTAAAAGGCTTTGATGCAATCTACAAAAGAGCCTTGGATGACATCGAAATCTCAAAGAAAAACATTGAAACAATAAACAGGTATCTTTAATGGAACAGATTTGCAGAATCATAGCAGATAACGACAGAATCAAATTTGAATCTCCTTCTTTGCCAGCAGGTCTGACTCTTTCTGAGCAGATTATAGAAGACAAGAAATACGGGACAATGAAGCCAGCTAATGGCAAATATTTTACATATCGTGCTATGAACTGGAAAGGCAAGGTAATTTCCTCAAAACAAATCCAAAAGGGCGTAACCTACATCTGGGAAGAGCTTGAAAGAAAGATACCATTCGAATTCAGAAGAGCCAAAGATGGAGAATATGCAGATTTCAAAATCTATTTCAGAAGTACAAAAGATGATCCACAACTAACATCAAACACCATAATGTATCACTTTTACCCAATTAACGATATCCACTCAGAGTTCAGGGGGGTGTGTGTTGTAAACACAGACTTTCCTTTCTCAATAGACGGTGAGCCAGTCGACATGCACCTGATAGATCGAGAACATTATCCAAAGATAGGAAGTGGGGTATTTGGTGCAACATACGACTTTGATCGTGTCTACAGGCATGAGGGTCCAGGGCATGGGATGGGTCTTCCACACACAGAAGACATACTCAAAGTACTGTCAAAAAATTACAGCATAATAGCCAAGTTTTATGAAGATGAGTCACCACAAGAAACACTTCCAAGACTGGAAGCCAAGTATGGAAAAAGAACCATGCTATCCCATATAGCCTTAAGATGGCAGTTATGGAAAAGACATAGATTCGATAATTACTAATACAAGTACTATTATAGTTAGTTACGCTGTTCTCATTTAGATTACATGAGGAAACAATGATTGTAATCTATAATAAATAAATAAAAGATAAGATATATTCTTATAATTATATATATAACTACATTGCTTATTATTACATGGGAGAAAAACTTACCACTTTTCTTATCGATGAAGATAAAAAATACAAACTTGATATAGCTCTAAAAAGAGAAAGAATGACGCTAAAACAGCTTATGACAGAAGCGATTGATGATTTTCTTAAAAAACATGGAGAGTCAGGCAATCCACAATCAAATCTAATACAATTCGTTAAAGAAGAGGTCATGGCAATCCCAAATTTATATGAGGAAAACCCAGAAATATGGAAAAAATTCTTCAACCACAAGAATTTCAATAAAAACGAGTATGATTTGCTGGAAAAACAGCACAAAATGTTTACCGAATTTATGAACAAGAAATACAAGGAGATTAAAAATGAATTACTCTGACGCTGAAAACTGGACTGACGCAAAGCTCAAAGAAGAGTTTGCAGAACTTGAAAGAATTTATTTGAAATGTAAGGAAAGAATGAAGAATTTAAATAAACCAGCCTTTTGGATGGAATCATCAATTTTTTCATCCCTTAATTTTCCATTATCTACAAATAGTACATCATGAATATAATTAACAGATGGTTTAAACCCACCAAAAAACATAACTTTTCATCTGGATTTAGGTGCAGAAACTGTAACGTTGAAAAGGACTGTTTGAAAAAAGCACAAAAGAAAGGCGACCACTCACTTGATTTCTGCCTTGGATTACACTAGAGCGATGATGAACAAAACCCTGCCGATTGGATTACACAAATCCGAAAGGTCTGACAAATGGCTTGAAATTTTAGCCAGGATAGATAGTACTTCCCAGATAAGTCATGGAGAGAAAAAAAATCTGAGCTCTAAACTAAAAGGAGATAAAAATTGGTGTTCTACGTAGCTATAATCTGGCCAACGATAGTTGCAATTATCATCGGTATTGTGCTGGTTACTACTGCAATTATTATAGACCCCCCTATGCCAGACCCCCCAACAATAGTCATTCCAGACCCTGACCCAACATCAGAGTTTCCACCACCAATAATAGTTGTGCCTGTTCCAGACGGAACAAAAGACACACAAGGCAAAAAGGCTGGAGGTCTAGATCCGTTGGTAGTAGGGAAATGGCATTACAATACAGTTGAAACGGAAAGATGCGAATCGCCAAGAAGCTTTGATTATGATAATGATTTTGAGCTGGAAAATTTCTGCTATGAGATAATAGGAAACATCTTTGTGGTTGACTTTCATGATGGTGAAGGGATAAGTCACGGGTACAACATGCTGAATTTCTACAGGACTAACCTGTATGATTATACTCCATATGAGTATCTCAAGGAATTTCCCAACCTGTGCGATGTCTATTCTTGCTATCTTTGGAACGATTCTACGCGGGACTGGAAAGTTGATGATGGAGAGCTAACCCCGTACAGACTGGAAATTATTCACTGGCAGGATCATCCAAAAGGCATGAACCTATATACAGATGAAGAAGGTATACATAGATACATCTATGGGGCAGGGACAAATAAAATCGACAATACTAATATCGTAGCCCTTCAACCCACATACTGGACAATGAAAAATAGCCTAAAAGTTAACTAAAATTAGGATCTAATTAATATAATACTACGATCATTTTAAAACATGGAGAATCAAGTGCAACTCAAAACAACTGATACGTATAGCATTTTTGACAAGCTAGACGAACAGCAGATTGTAAATGCCGACAAGGCAGTAAAGCAAAAAATGGTTTATCGTACAAAGACAAAAGATGGTGTAAGGGATGAACTGTCATTTGTAGGATTAAAACACATAATCTTGGAAATGGGAATCCATGACCAACCAATAGAAATTGAATCATCAGAAGTAAAACTGGAAAAGGATGACCCAGAGGACAAATCGATGTGGTTCTGGCGAGCCAAGGTAAAGGTAAGAAATCTCAAAACCAATTATCCATCGGAGGGATTGTCAGAATGTGCATATTATGAATTTGGAAAATACGATCCATTTGGAAGGACAAAGGCACACTCAAAGGCAGAAAGAAATGCATGGAGAAAGCAGATTCCAGAGCAAAGAATCATCGAACTCCTAAAGGCAGTTGGCAAAGACGAAATACACGAAGTTGAGTCAACAACCACAGTAAGGTACTGCCAGTGTGGGGAAACTTGTGTAGTAAATAGGGAAAAGACAAGATGCGAAAACTGCGGTGGAAGCCTCAACGCTTACATCATCAAGAAAGCTGAAATGAATAAGAGGTCATTATAACATGACACAGTTTGATCAAGTTGCTGAAATTTTGTCAGCATGTGAAAAATCTATGACCGTTGACGAAATCATATCAAAGACAAACCTTCCAAGACCCACGATAAGGAGAATCATATCCCAACTAAAAGAATTAGGGCATGTAAAAAGGACATCATACAAAAAACGTGTAGGCAGGTATCAATGGGTAAAACTAGCATGAAAGCCAAAGAGGAAACAATCAACATAGAATCACTGAAAGACGTGCCAGGACTTGGACCAGTCGGGATAGAAAGATTAGGATATTTACACATAGACACAAAACGTCAATTATATACTGATCTTTCACCTACTGCATTGGTTGGAATCACAGGCATGACACAAGAAAAGTCATACGAGGCTTTTGAATATGTCCAAGACGTTTTAGTCAAAAATGGAATAATTCCAAAACCTTACATGTCAGCAATGGAATTATATCATGAACAAAAAAATCTAAAACGATACAAAACAGGCTCTAAACTAGTGGATGAAGCATTTTCTGGTGGTATCTTGTCCCAATATATGACAGAATTTTTTGGTCAAAATGGAGCAGGTAAAACACAATTAGCTATATCAATATTGATGAATGTTTTAATTGAAGACAAAGAGGCAGAAATTGTTTACATTGATAATGAAAACAAACTACAAGTAGAACGTTTCATTAGTATTCTAAAAGCAAGAAAAATTATTACGACTGATGAAGAAGCAGATCAGTATCTGAACCGAATACACATATTTCGAGCATTGAATACAGATGAACAAAAACAACATATGACAAAAATAAGTAATATGATGGCTCATGGAGCAAATATCAAATTATATGTAATTGACTCTGTTTTGTCATTGTTCCAAGCTGAATATCAGGATCGTGGTGTAATGAAAGAAAAATTTTCCATAGTCAAACCAATGCTTGCTGCGTTAAGAAAATTGGCTTATGTATACACAATTCCTGTTATTTCTATCAATACGGTTCATAAAGGACCAGTTGAATCTTTTGGAGCAAATCCTGTAATTCCAGCAGGCGGTGACACTATGGGGCATCCTCCACTGGTTATTGCATTTATTTCAAAGGTAGGCTCTGGAAAAAAATCAAGAGTTAAAATTGAAAAAGGATATACAGATAAGAATGAAGCTGATTTTGTAATTACCGACAAGGGCATTGAGGATATATAATGGCTGAAATAACTTATACTTTATTCATATGTGATTTATGTGGTAACAAACAAAATAAACCACTATCATTATTCACACTACAGTCATATGGTTCATCAGAAAGAGCACATTATTGGGAAAAACATATCTGTCATAATTGTGAATCAGATATTTTAAAAGCAATTGAATGGAGCAAAAGAATCCCATGAGTAACGGGACTGGATATCTAGAATCAGATGCCTTCATAGGAAGAGGGGAAGAAAGAACAGTGGAGATTCTCAAGAAACTTTTCCCAAAAGCATCAATTCTGCAACAAGTGCCAATAAACAAAATCATAACCAAAAAACAACATTCAAAACTAAACGAACATTACAGCAAGCATAAATTCGATATTGTGGTACGTATGCTCAATAGAAAATTAATAATCGAAGTCAACTATAACCATGGAAAAATAGCAGAAGACAAGTGGAGAAATGTGTATCTGCCTTTAATCGAAGAACGAGGATGGACAGGTGTAACAATAGATGACAATGAATGCGAGTATTTATTCCAACTAAAAGACGGAGTCCATACCGATACATGGCAGGATTATATTGACGTGATCAATGCATTGCAAATGGCAGGAGTACAACCACAATGAGAAAACAAATTGAAGAAGCTATTCTTGACTGGATTTACCAAAAGGCATCAGATGAAATCAAAAAGGAGAAAAACCTTGAGCCATAG